CCATCGCAGCGGCGGTGCAACCCGGCAGGCGGCGCCTCTCCCGGGGCTCGGCGTCGGGGGCCTGGCCCTCGTTCTTGTACGGGATGAACAGCTTCACCGCTAGGGTATAAGAATTCATGCCCCACGGCACATCGCTGACCTCCCGCAGACGCACCGCATGCACCTCGCGAATGGTGCGGTCACCTTGGGTGCTGTAGGACACTGTGATGGGGTCAAAACCAAACGACATCGCGGTAATTGCACCTGCCTTCAGAGCTGTCAAAACCTCCTCACCACGGGAGGTTGGAAGGTACTCACGCACCACCAGCAACCCCCCCGTAGCACCCTGGGCTTGGAGATCAGAAGGAAGCTCCTCTGGCCCTAACTCTCGAATCTCTCGAATAACGGCAGTGGGGGGCTTACTAGCATCGTGACCCCACAGAAAGCGGATCCGCGGTCCACGCTCTTGCAGCGTCTTGGTAAAAGCGCCGCGATGCCAACGATCACCACCATCGTCAACAACTCCAAAAACCGATGCAATGCCGGTGACCACACGTCCTTCAATCTGTTTCACTTGACTACTAAACACCTTCCATTCCATGTCCACCTCCCAGAGTACTCTCTGAAACAACAGGTACCATCTGACAACGACACCGTGGATGGGCGGGCGGATAATAAACACCTACACTGAATGCATCCTGCAACCCAACTACTTCCTCATGCAGAGTGCTGCATACCGGACACACAAACTCATCAACATTGGTGTACCACTTCTTACCGGTCACCACACCCGACTCACTCCACAGCATCTGATTGCCACCATTAAACGCACGTGTAACCTCAGTAGCCGCAATAACAGCAGCCCGATCACGATACACGTTTCTCAGTTTTCGTTCGAGTACACCAATTCCATACCCACTTCCGTGCCACTCAGTAAACGCGAGAACAAACTCTTCCATACTGGTCTTGGTAATTTGAGCAACAACTTCTGGAAGAACCCTGCGAGCATATGCCAGCGCTGCCAGATTGATCGCTTCAGGACCAAACGCCACACCAAGAGTATGACCAACCAAACTTCCAGCGCTGTGAATCGCGTTTTTGGAAACACGAAACAGGATGGCAGCGATTTGCTCGTAATGCTCTTTCCAGAAATCATCACTTACCACGGCTAATCTCCTCCAACAGCGATTGAGTCAGACGATCAAACTCTTTCTCAAGGTCCTTCTTGGTGGCAATTTCAAGATCCTGAAGCTGCTTTTGTACTTCAGGATCGAAAGCCACAGCCTTTGTCTCGGGAACAACTGAAACTTCAATTTGCTGCAATGAGCGTAGAAAAGTATCTCCACCTTCTACCGGTACCAACCCAAGTGCCTGACGGAACTCGTTGACGCTAACAACTCCGGCCTTAACCGCATCCAACCACCTGTTCCAGCGCAGTGACTCGTCCTCCTGTAGCGCTGGGACGCGGCTGAAGTCCCATTCCACGCGCACGTCGGGGCCGAACTCAGCCGCCAGCTGGTTCTGGATATTGTCCTGAAGAGAGGCGTACATCGGGATCAAAGTATCCTGCCACCAGGACTTCCGCGCCTGCTCGTAGTTAGCATAAGTCGAACGGTCAAGGCCAACTTTAGCGCCAACCAGGATAGGAGGCACCCCAAAAACAGCACATACGCGTGATTCGATACGCGCATCAATGTCACCAAACTGCATTTCTTCAAACGTGTTCTGAACACGTTGATACTCAGCATCGGCATCGAGAACTGCCGGAACCGACCACTGCCTCCAGCCGCCGTAGCGTTCGCGCCAGCGCTGACGAATGCGCTCCACCTGCTCCTCGTTCAGGCGTTGTTTGGACTTGAGGATCCCCGCCGGCATCCCACCTTCCTGGAAGTAGGTCTTGATCAGGTCGGTAATGTCGGTATCGGCGTCCAAGATCTTGGCCGCCACCAGCACCGGTGACCAGGTCTTGAACGGGTGCTCCGGGTCAAAAAGCGCAAAGGTCAGCACGTCGCGCGGCTCCAGACGCACGGCTTGCGACTCGGGAACCGCGGGTGGCCGGTAAATGTAGGCCTGCGGACGCCCGTCTGTGCCGAGATCGACATGCAGATAGTCAGGGCGTAATGGCCACAACTCCACCACCTGCCCAGCGCGGTTGCGCACCTTCTCAAACGCCGCTAAGCCCGCCAACTTCTGATAGGCGATAACGGTATACCACAGATCGTACTCGCCCATATGTGGATTGGGCGAGGCGATCAGGCGCGCTAAAGGATGGTCTACCGGCGCCGGGGCCCCACCAACGTAAACCCGAAGCGAAACCTGAGCCGCGCTCGAGGCGACGCGGTGAACGCAGGCATAGACCAGAGCACTCCCGCGCCAGGCCTCACGGATCACGGCGTCAAAATTGCCCGAGACCAAGTTATAGGCCGGCGACCCAGGCCCGACCACCCAAGTCCATCCGCTCTCTGACGTACGTTGTTTGCTGAAAAGTCGCTTTAGCATCCTACTCCAACCTCCCGATTCGCCATCTAGCGGACGTAACTACGGCCATGTTCCAGCCAGACCGTCTACGTACACGGCGTTCCAGGCTTCTACGGTGTAAAACACCAACCCGACGCGCGTTGGCGTGAACGTGGCAGTCCCTGTCGCAACGCTCATGAAGAAGATCGGATTGTAGAGATCGTTCATCCAACTCCAGGAACTCCAATCACTTGCGGAGGTCCAGAGAGTCCACTGCATAATTAGTTGCTTGCTAAACGTTCCAAGGACTGTTTCGGTAACCGATCCACCGCCGACGCGCAGCCGGTAAATCAATTCCAGAAGCGCAAAGTCGGTGCCGTGGGCACGAACCACCGATTCGAGGTAGTTACTGTCAGAGCCGTCATCCCATCTAACACCAAAATACGATCGTCCGCTGCTGCCCGGAGAAAAGTGCACCCAAACGTTCCGCAAAGAACGTGTAGACCGTGTCGGTGTGCCAGGTGCAACTAAAAATGACCTATTCCCAGCCCCGGGCAGCACTCGCAACCACGAATTCCCGACAATGTTCCACGTGGGCGCGACGAACGGGGACCCAGCCCACGTCCAGCCGGACGGGAGACCGGTTATGAAGTCGTTGGCTTCTGTAATTGAGACCAGGAAGAACTCATAACGGCTGTGCTGTCCTAGGGGTAGACGTGCATTAGCCCAGCCGATCTTGCCTTCTGTTTGCAGACGGCCGTACGCCGAGAAAGTGCCAAGTTGCGACTGCAGATCCTCGCACGCGATCTGCAACTCGTTGATGTCCTGAGCCCGTACTAGGTCCACGAGATCGGTCTTGCGGATAAAGGGTCCAACGGCCATACTAACCTCCTATACGTAGATACCCGGCGATGGTAGATGATCTCTCCCATACACCGCCAGAGCCAAAGCACATACCCCATCATCATGAAGTCCCTCTGGTGCCGAGTACTTGACACCTGTCGGGGTATATTGGTATTCGAACTCACGAAGCTCTTGCACCAGAAAGCCTTCTGGGAAGTGGATCTCTCTCCTGGCAATGGCCAGAGATAACCGCTCCATCAGCCTCTGCTTGTTCTCTGTTGTGAACTTCACCCCCTCAAACCATCCCACCCCCGACCTCTGAAGGGCCTCGACTACGGGATCCCCGACCCCTGTGGAATCAACAAACGCCGTTCCCTCACCAACTAGATCCAAGATCTTGGCGATGGTCTCTTGCCACGGTGCTTGCCACCGCTCAAGACGGCAAACATAGCCATGCTTATCCAGGGCTAAAGCCACTGTCCAATCTACCGACTTTGCAAGGTCAATCCCCCAGACCGCTGGCTCCTCAAGCGATAGAGGGGCAATGCATTCCTCAATAGCTTGGAGACCAAATGGGTTACCTCCATCATCCGAAGCCTCTGCCATGAAAAGTTCTCTGAACACAAACTCTGGCAGAACCTTCCGAGCATCCTCAACCTCTTCCTGAGAAAGTATCCCAGCCTGAACAGCATCCCAAGCCGTCAGGCGGAAATAGGCCATCTCTGGATCCCGACCCTCTTCAGCCTGCCGGGCTAGGCGATAAGCCCAGTTCTTCCTCCCCCGGACATTCCCAATAATC